GACTGATACCCCGGCTCTGCACCAGCTAAGGTAATCGTGCCACTACCAGCAGTGGTCGTCGTCTCTAGGACGCGATCCGCAAGTACGAGGGCCATGTTACCCTCCGATTAAGCGATACGCAGAATAGCAGTCGAAGCAGCCGCAGCCGGGAATTGGATAGTGAAGTTACCTGCCGTCGAGGTCTTGTCACTACCAAACGCCAACACCGCAACCGCCTTGTTACCCTGAGTCGCGTTGTAGATCAGCGCACCGTTGGCCGTAATCGTGGCGCTCGGGAACGTCAGATCATCAAAGTCGATAAAGGCCGTCGTGCTGCTCGAAGTCGGCACCTGCGAGATCGTCAGCGTCAAACCACCAGCCGGGTAGTTCGTGCCAGACGAAGAGACTTCGTCAGCCGAAGAGTACGCCGTAGTCGTGGCGCTCAATGTAGCTGAAGAAGTAAACAGGGCCAGCTTGAACACATCCGCAGCCGTCGAAGCGCGGATCACGCCGGTACCAAAGTTATGAATGCCGTCAAGGATCTCAACCTTAAACGACGTAGCCATTGCCTGAGTAATCGCCATTTCAGTCTCCTAAACGCGCTGCCGCGTCGTCAAAACCTTGTTCAATTAACGTACGGCGCACATTCGCCCTTTCAGACCTTTGCGCTTCTTCCAAGTATTTTATCAATACCTGCTTCAATCCTTCTTGTGTGTCCACGCGAATCGCACGATTAACCGCACGCTCCGCAATCTCTTCTACCGTATGCTCACGGTTGTTTGTCGTTTGGACAAACACATTACCGATTTCTGTTCCTGCGTTAAACATTAAGTCACCGGAACCCTAACTTGACCAGAACGGTACGCATCCTGACGATCCAAGCCATCGCCAAGGCGTTTCAGTTGACCCAGCGACTCCTGATACTTCTGCTCGTAGTAGTTCATCATGTCTTCGGAGCCTTTCAAGTAGGTATAGGCTTCACGAAGCGAACCGTACAGCAGCACCGTCTCAAAGTTATTACCGAGCCAAGAAGTACCCGAGTTCACGATGGAAGTGGGGTAGTAGTAATAGTGCAGTTCAATCGTATACGCCGCATCCGGAGTCGGCCCCAGCAACATCGTCGTGTCATCGAAGATGGCGTAGTAAGCAGGCTTGCCGGTGCTGGTCGGAGGCGGGTACGCCGCACGGATGTAGTTCACATCCTTATTAAGCAGGTACTCGTAATCCTGAGTCGTGGGGTCAATCACGGCCATTGAGAACGTCGAGAGCCAGTCTGATGGCAACGAGAGGTATTGGTTCCCGTTGCTCGTGCTACCCGTCACGTTCTTACGAATGGCCGGAAGTTGAACCGTGTTGTAGATCCGCTCTTCAGCCAACTGCACAAACGTAGGAATATTCGCCACGAAGCTCTGCTCCGTGGACTCACAATAGTCCTGAATCAGCGTAGTAAGCTGAGAGTAGTTCACGGCGACCAGCCCGCCCTGTACTTGGCGTTGTTCTCAAGGTTGATCTGCGACACGAACTTCTTACCCTTCGTGGCAGCACCAGCACCCTTCATTTCCATGTGGGTGACGCCCTTGTTCACATCCTTCTCCGGGTAGCCATTACGCCCCGTGGAGTCCGTGTTCGGCCTAATTTTGCCGGGATTCAGTTCTTTCATGGCAATTACCTCGGGCCAGAAGAGCCGCGCATCGGGCTGCGTTGGTTCATCACCTTCGCCATACCACGACCGTATTTCTTCATTTCACTGTTGGTCTTGCCACCAGCACGAAAGCCCTTGGCGTTCTTACCGTGGGCCTTATTCGCCGGAAGTTTGGCGTGTTCTTTTAAAGTCATAGCCATTTCAGTCTCCTAGGTCGTAACGACCGTAACCGTCCCAATTTCTCCAAACGGCGCTAGGTCGTTTGGAGTTAATCCTGCATCATCTGCTCTGGCCCCGCCTACGGGTGCCCAGCCCCATTGTATCTGACGACTGCCATTCGCGCCGTCATTGCCCACCGCAAAGTAGCTCGTGTCCGGCCTTGGATTCCGCAACGCCTGCGGGTCGTCCACCGGGTAAAGACCAAGCGACAACTGGGGCTGATCTGGCTCCCAGCACTCCGGACAGACCAAGATATTCACGTTCTTGGTCTTGATCACTAGCGACTTTAACTGGCGGAGTTTGTACTGAAACCCACACCGGTCGCACATCGCAATCGCGTGCTTGCCACTTGCAAACCTGTTCGGCATTAGTAACCACCCAAGAAACTCTCACGTGGTACGAACCGCACTGCCGCTTTTTCGCGGTCTTCGCCAGCCGCCAAATCCCAAGCCTCGTCGTACTGAGCCTTCAGCATTTGCGTGCGAGCGTCAGCATTCGGAATCTTCATTGACAGCATATACGCCAAGCCTGCCACCATACAGGGCAAGAAGCGGAACGGAATATCTTGTCCATTCACACCTGTGCCGGGGTCAGTCATACGAACAAGGCGCGTGTAGAACAGTGTCCAAGTCGTGCTGTTGTCCGGTTTCGGCCACACCGTATATTGCGGGTAGATAATCGTACCAGCCGCATCCGTTGCACCCGTACGACGATTGATCCAGATCTGGATCGGGCGACCCGTCGCATTCTTGTTCGGGATCGACACGTACGTGCTAGATGAGATACGCGAGATGTTGATGTCCTGCTGGTTCGTGCCAGACCCGGTGCGGATCACATGGTCAAGCAGGTCAACCGTATCTACCGGCAGGTCATACGTACCAACGTTGTACGTCAAAGTTTGGGTACCGGTCTCCAACGTCCAGAGGTTAATACCACGGTTTGCCCAGTCCATGAGCAATAGACCAAGACTGCGCTTGGCGGTACGGAAGTCGTAACCCGTCCGCAACTCAGCACCACAACGCTCAAAAGCCTCTTCGATGATCGTGTTGAGATCAAGGTTGAAGTCCGTCGTTGCTGTAGTCTTGTAGGCCATTTACTTACCCTTTGCCCCTTTGACGATACGCACGGGTTTTTTGCGATATACCCTTGGGCTGCGCGACGAACTGCTTGCCTTGGGCTTTGCCTCGTCGCTTGGCGGCAGTGGTTCGGGCGTACTCAGCAGGGCTGAGAGCCTTGATCGCAGCCTCTGGAAGATACCTTTCGCCCGTGTCAGAAGATCGTTTACCACTCTTCGTTCTCCACTTCTGGTCGCCCCAAGCCTTCAAGGACTGCTGCGGGGACTTCATTTGTTGCGCTCTTCCATCAACTTGACCCGCACTTGCAGGTCATGGATGTCTTCCATGATCTCGTCTTTAAGTTCTTGCCGCTTGGAGGCGCTCAACGGGCTGTCGGTCGGAACGCCGTCTTCGGTAATGAGGATCGGAATCTTCGACTCGATAGCAATCAGCCGATTGTTGAATGATGCAATCTCGGCCAATAGCCAGCCAACGGCGGCCAGAAGAACCGGAAACAACATATCTACAATCTTCTGCATGTTCACTTGCTTGCCCTAACCACATCATCACCCTTGGTGACGGTCACATGGTCGCCCTCGACATCGACCCTCATGGGCATTTCCTTGCGATCCAGCCGATCCAACTTGGCGATGAGTTCCTTGATGACCGCGTACTCGGGCTTCTCTTCCTTCTCGACCGTACCTGCAATGCCATTCAGCATAGAGATCAAAGCGGTCAGAGACGCGCCAAGCAAACCCATCACGGCAGCGATCTTGTCGTTATCCAAGAAGAGGCTAGAGACGACGCCAATCACGACGATGGCTGTAATGTACTTCAGACCGTCTTTGCCGATAGCCTTACCAGCAACAGTCTTAGCAGACGCCTTGGCCTCAAGCCGATTTAGTTCAGCCTGAACCTGCGCTTTGAAAAGTTCGATGTCAGTCCCGGTATCCACCGCCCTTCTCCTTGTACCGCTTGGCTAACAACTGCGCCTTACGCGCTGACCACTGCCCTGCCGCCGTACCCTGCGTTGCCGAAGCCTTGATGGACTCAAACAACTTCTTACGCATACCGGGCTTGGTGTAGTTGCCAGCCTGATTGACCTTCGACTCGCCGCCTTTCTTAAAGGTGCGGATGGGCTTACCCGTGCCTTCTACAGGCTTAGAGTCCCCCCGGCGTTTAGCACGGGGGATCTTCTTCGGACTAATTGCACCCATTCCGCGAGAAGGCATCATTAGCACATCTTCCCACGAGTCTTACCGCGCTGTGCGATACCGTCAGCACGCTTAGAAGCGGAGCCGACTGAGCCGCCCTTCTTAAACACGCCGCGACCTTTAAGGACATCAGCGCGAGTCACCTTACCGTCACCGGTCAGGTCAGGCATACCACCGTCTTTGAACTTCCGCATACGCTTCTTTGTGCCGAAGCCACGGCTGCCAAAACCTTTCATACAAACTTGCCTCGGGTTTTGCCACGAACGGCGCAGCCATCAGCACGTTTGGAAGCAGAGCCGCCACCGGCCATCTTCTTGACCTTACCGCCCTTCTTATAGCCCGGCGAGTCAGACTCGGAACTACGGCCAAAACGCTCGTAAGCTTCCTGCATCTTGGTGGACATATCA